AACGCCAGTCGTATACCTACCAGGTCATCACTCAGTGGGGCGAGCGCGAACTGGAAAAGATGGGCCTTGCGCGCATCGACTGGGCTAACCGACAAAGAATCGCTTCGGTTCTGACGCTGAACAAGTTTCAGAACAAGAGCTATTTCTTCGGTATCGCGGGGCTGGCAAACTACGGTTTGCTCAATGACCCGTCGCTCTCGGCCCCGATTGCTCCCATCGCCGATACCACGACCGGGAGCAGCCTTGTAACGTGGGCGCAGAAGGCAACTGACCTCACAAATGGAGCGGTTGCTGTCTACAACGACATCAAGGCGCTCTATGGACAGCTTGTCTCCCAGGCCAACGGCCTTGTCGAACTTGACATGGCCTCTCCTTTGACGCTGGTCATGTCTCCCACTTCGCAGGTATATCTCACCTTGACCAATCAATATAACGTCAACGTGCAGGATATGCTCAAGAAAAACTTCCCGAAGATGAAGATCGAGACGGCCCCGGAATACTCGACCGCCTCTGGAAACCTTGTGCAGTTGATCGCGGATGAAATGCAGGGGCAGCGTACCGCAACCACGGCATTCACCGAAAAGCTGCGGGGGCACCCGATCAAGATCGAACTGTCCAGCTTCAAACAGAAGAACAGCCAGGGAACATGGGGAACGATCATCTTCCGACCATTCCTCATTTCGCAACTGCTGGGTGTTTAGCGGTCAAACAGGAGCCGCAGAAATGCGGCCTCAGCGCGGCCTAGCGTCGCTCCTTGAAAGGCATCATGGCAAAGGAAACCATTCTCATCGGTTGCCGTCTTCCGAACGGCTTAGTACTTCATCACCCAAAGAACCGCAACCTTACCGTAAGGCTGGAAGGAACCTACCAGCCCAAGACCGAAAGTGGGCTGTTTCTTCCGCCGAGATCGTATGCAACGACGGCGGTAGATGCCGATTTTTGGGCCGAATGGAAAGCGGCTTACGTCGGCTTTCCTCCGCTCAAGACGCGCGCAGTGTTTGAGGCGCGCTCCGAGCAGGAAGCAGATTCCAAGGCCAAGAACGCGGAAAAGGTCAAAACAGGGTTTGAGCCGATGCCGAAGAACCTTACTATTGACGGCATCAAGTTGGAGCAGGCTGAAAACTGATGGGCGTAGCGGTATTCAATCCGAACGTGTTCTTGGGTCGCTATCCTGAATTCACCGCGGCTTACAACAAGACCGTTGCGCCCGCCGGAAGCAGCACTGTGGTCAACGCGATCATCGGCGGTCAGCCAGGTTCTAACATTCCAGCCGGTGCGCTGGCCGCAGACATATTTTCCAACGTCTACCAGCTTACCGGCGCAGTGACTATCGGACCTAACGGAACGGTTTCCGCAGTGTTCTCTAATGTAGCTACTGGCGCAATTCCTTGCCCCGCTGGTGCGCTTTCGCTTATATACCAGCCCGTGACAGGATGGGAAACCGTATCCAATCCGGCGGCAGGGATTTTGGGGTCACTCTCGCAACCGTGGCTTTTCCCAAACATGTTCGCCGAAGCGGGACTTTACCTCAACAACACCGATTGCAGCATCGTTCAGGATGTGAACCTGCGAACCGTCTTGTTGAACATGATTACGGCCCACATCGCTTTCCTGGGTGGATTACTCGCGGCAGATGGTCAGCCACGGCCCGTAGGCCGTGTCAGTGCCGCCAACGAGGGCGCGGTGGGCGCTTCCTTCGACTTCACGCCAGCAACTCCGGGGAGCGGAGCGTGGTTCCAGCAAAGCCAGTATGGCGCAGCATTCTGGCAGGCAACCACCTCCTATCGCGGCATGAGGTACTTTCCGCAGCCGACGCAGGTTGAAGGATTCACCGGAAACACGTTGGGGCAATAGGGATGGCGGATTGGGACAGCACGATGAGCGTCACGGTTTCGGTCGATGCGTCCGAGTTGGAGCGCGATCTGGAGCGCATCGAAGATGGGGAATTAGAGTTGCCAACGGTATCGGCAGTACATATTCACGCACAAAGCGCTTTACTCGTAACGTTGCTGGATGAGGAACTTCCTTTATGGCTATTCGCAGCATAAAAATGTCGGATGCGGTGACGGCCAAACTCTTGGAATTGGCGAAGCGGGCTGCTGGATCGGTCAAGGTCGGATTCATCGACAGCGATCAGGCACCTGTGGCCTTCTGGAACGAATTCGGCCATAAAGGACGCTTCCCCGCCCCGCCGCGGCCTTTCTTCCGGACGATGGTTGCGAACAAGTCTGGTCAGTGGCCTCGAATGATGGCAACCGAACTGCGCAAGAGCAACTTCGATGGAAAACGTACTCTGGCATTCATGGGCGAAGAGATTGATGGTGCGCTCAAGCAGAGCATCATCGACCTGGTTGCTCCGCCGCTCTCTAAAACTACGCTCCGCCTGCGTCTCAAGTTTGGCAACAATCCGCAGAACATTCGCGCGCGTGATGTTGTGCAGGCTCAGAGAGACGTTGCGGCTGGTTTGCCGGTTGCATCAGGCACACAGGGCAAGCCGCTCATCTGGACTGGGCAGATGCTGAACAGCACCTCCTATGAGGTTTCCTGATGGATCTGCGAGGCATAGCCAACGCCGTTTCGGATACGGTGAACCCCAATGTTCTGATAACCGTCCAGCCATCGGCAGGATACACGATAGGTTCCGGTTTGAAGCAGGTTCCTGCCTATGGCGATCCAGTCACCGGGTACGCGCAGATTCAGGCGTTAACTGCCGCCGATCTTCGGCACCTCGACGGCCTCAATATTCAGGACGCCACGCAATCGATCATCCTACGCGGGCCGCTTGACGCCGTTGTCAGGGCGCACGCCAAAGGTGGAGACCTGGTAACGATTGGTAACGATACTTGGCTGACGGTAGCAGTGCTGGAACAATGGCCATTGTGGACGCGCGCGGCGATCACGCTTCAAACGCCGGGAAGTGAATCATGACCGCGCCCACCCAATACGTTCCGTCTATTGCTATCGACGCCGTATTCGACGCGCTGGGAACGTTCCTGCAACCCTTTGTCGGATCGGCTGAGATTATCCGCGCCCAAGTGAACCGGGTAGCGATGCCCGCCGGGAGCTTCGTTGAACTAACCGAAATTTCCAGTGTCGATCTTGAAGTTCCCCGCCTGTCGTATGACGGAACAAACCAACAGCGCGACATCATTGGCCCCAAAAGGCTGCTGATTCAGGCTGACTTCTATGGCCCGCAATCTGGAGACTGGTGCGCGGCGGTAAAAACGGTCTTTCGCACACCCTACGCAACGGCGCAGTTTCCTTTGGGCATCGCGCCGCTCTATTGCGACGACGGGCACGAAGCGCCATTGATTACCGGCGAGGAACAATACGAAAGACGATGGGCGTTGACAATGAATATGCAGTACAATCCCATTGTGGTTGTGCCACAACAATCGGCAGACACACTGAGCATGAACATCGTTCAGGACGTGGACGCATAGGAGAAAAACATGACGATTCCGGCATCAGCAATCGCGAACGTGATTCCAGGCGTACTCAGTCCCGGCGGTGCAGGGCTAGTGATGAGCGGCCTTGTGCTGACTCCGAACACATTGGTTCCGTCTGGGCAAGTGTTGAGCTTTTCCAGCGCGGGAGCGGTGTCGGACTTTTTCGGAACATCGTCTGCTGAGTATGCTTATGCGTCGATTTACTTTGCGGGCATGGTCAATGGGACACAGCTGCCATCGACGATTCTCTTTGCGCTATACAACTCAACGGCTCCGACTTCGGCCGCGCTGCGCTCAGGGAGTTTTGCAAACTACTCACTGGCGGAAATGCAGGCGCTAACCGGCGTTCTGACTTTGACGGTGGACGGAACATCGTTTACTTCTTCTTCGATCAACTTGACCGGCGTGTCCAGCCAAAGTCTGATGGCAGCGGCAATCTATACCGCGTTTACCACCCCAAATTTCACAGTCGCTTGGGATTCCGTACATAGCCAGTTCGTGTTCACGAGCGAATCTACTGGCACGGGATCGACAATCACCTTCGCGACCGGAACGCTTTCGCAAGACCTCTTGGTAACTTCTGCAAGCGGCGCAACGATCTCTCAGGGAATCGCCACGGCTACTCCATCGAGCGCGATGAACGCTGTCGTGGCCGTGTCGCAGAATTGGGCGACGATGAGCTATCTCATCGAACCCTCTCTCTCCGACAAGAAACTTTTCGCGGCGTGGTTCAGTGAAATCGATGACAGCTATCTCGCAGTGATGTGGGATAGCGATTCCAATGCCAGCGTGAATGGCGGGGCAGGGACCTTTGGTGTCTGGGCAAAAACCAACCACGCGAATGGCATCATGTGCATCGGCGGCGATCCGGCCATTGGTTCACTTGGGACGCTGACGATGAATGTCGCTGCGTTCGTGCAGGGCATGGTTGCTTCGATCAATTACTCGCAGACCAATGGGCGCATTACGCTCGCGGGGAAATCTTCGCAGGCTTCGGCGGTGGTTCCGACCTGTGTCAGTCTCCAGACCTACAGCAACCTGCTGGCCAACGGCTACAGTTGCTATGGCTCTTTCGCTTCCAGAAATCAGGGTTTTACATTCTTCTCGAACGGCAACATGCCCGGAGAATTCCCATGGGCAGATCAGTACGTCAATCAGATTTGGCTCAACGCTCAACTTCAACTCGCACTGCTGAACCTCTACACGACCATCAATGACATTCCGTATGATCCGACTGGGTACGGTCTGATTCGTTCAGCGCTGATCGGCCAGCCGACCGCGAATGGCAATACCGAGTTCGACGGCCCGATCAACAACGCTTTGAATGCGGGCGTGATTCAGACCGGCGTCACGCTTTCTTCAGCACAGGCAACTGCGGTGAATCAGGCAGCGGGTGCGAACGTATCCGGTACCATCGAGTCGAACGGATACTACCTGCAAATTCTCGATCCTGGTGCGCAGGCGCGCAACGCAAGACAAACGCCGATCATCAATTTGTTCTATACCGACGGAGGGGCCGTACAACAATTCTCGATGGCCTCGATAGACATCCTTTGATTTATGGTACACTCAAAGTATGATATATTCAAAGGACCATGTAAGCACTTTTGATGGAGTGAAGTACAGGCAAGATCGACGGCGCAAGAGAATTGAGCAGGGCTTATGCACACGATGCGACAATCCGGCGGCGAAAGGACATGCAGATTGTTCCGAGTGCATGGCCGAAACAGAAGGCCGGGTAGCCCGCATCCGAGAGGAACGAAAGAAACGCGGCGAATGTATCCAGTGTGGAAAGCCTGCTATGGCGCTATCGCTTCGCTGTCAAAAGTGCTCGGACCGATTAAATTTGTTGAGAAGAGAAACTCAAGTAGCGAGAAAATTGGCTGCGATGGAGCATTACGGCAAGGACGAGAAAGCCGTTTGTTGCTGGGATGGTTGCGGAATCAACGATCTCGACATGCTGACATTGGACCACGTTGCGAACAATGGGGCAGTGCATCGCAGGGAGTATTCAAAGACAGGACGCGGCGGCGGTACGGCGCTTTACTTGATGCTGGAAAGACAAGACTATCCAGTCGGTTATCAAACGCTTTGTTGCAACCACAACTTGAAAAAGCACATGTTGGCAATCAGAACTAAGAGGTGATTTATGGGTAATTTTGCGAATGCGATGACGGGCGGAGCAAGCACGATCACCTCTGCAAATTCGGTTGTCAGCATGACGGTAGCCGGTTTGTATTCCACGCCAGTTCAGCTCCAGGGATACTCGACCGATAAGGCGTGGGATACAAGCTCCATCGTCGCCACTGAGACGCAGATCGGCGTGGACGGACGCAAGACAGCGGGCCTTGTGTTCAACGCTGTAAAGCAAACCTTTGCGTTCCAGGCCGATTCTCCGAGTGTGCAAATCTTCGAGTCGATCTACGCTGCGCAGCGCGCGGCGCGCGATGTCTACTATATTTCTGCAACCATCGACCTGCCTGCTACCGGGGAATCCTACGTGTGTAACAAAGGCACACTGGAGGATTACAACCCCGTCGCTTCGGCTGGCAAGGTTTTGGCGATGCGTGAATTTTCTATCAATTGGGCTTCAATTCAGCCCAGCGTAATTTAGCGGAGAGACATGGCGCGGAAAACACTTACATACGTCGTTGGCTCCGATGGCCGGGACAAAGGAAAAACGTTCCTGCTTACGGAGATGCCAGCAACAAAAGCCGAAGATTGGGCTATTCGAGCTATGATGGCTCTGGGTGCGGCAAATGTTGAAGTGCCCGACGGAGCACTTCACCTGGGCATGGCAGCGCTGATGGAAATAGGTTTGAAGAAGCTGTTCGCTATCGACGCTCCTACGCTCAAACCTCTACTTGCAGAATTGATGGAGTGTGTCGAGTATGTTCCCAATCCGCAAAAGCCGCAAGTGAAACTGCCCTATCCGACATTTGAAGGGCAGGTCGAGGAAGTCGCAACGCTCCTGACTTTGAAGTGGGAGGTACTGAAACTTCACGTGGATTTTTCGCGCGCCGCCGGCCTCTCAGGATCGCTCGCAAAGTTTCGGGCGGCGGCAGTCAGTCAGAATATGCCAATGTCCCCCGAATCATCGGAATCATCGTCGGACGTAGGCTAGCCACGTTGCACGAATTGCAGACGATCTATGGCGAGGAGGATGCGCACGATCTTCTGGAAATTATAGCCATAGATGCAGCGAATGAGAGGGAGTAGACATGGCGACCATCATCGACTCTCTTATCGTTCAACTGGGACTTGACACAAAGAATGTGGAGTCAAAAGCTCCCGGAGTTCGCAAGCAACTTTCCGATCTCGAAAAAGACGCTAAGAAAACTAAAGATACTACAGACGATCTTGGCAAATCTTTAAAACAAACTGGCGCTCAACTAGGAGCCTTTCTGGCTGTGCTTGGTGGCACAGTTGCCGTGCGCTCCTTCGTAAAAGACGCGATAGATACAAACACGCAACTTTACTTCCTCTCGCGCAATTTGGAAATGAACACGCAGAAGCTCTTCGCGTTCGGAGCAGCCGCGCAGGAGATCGGCGGGAGCAAGGGAACAATCCAGAACTTCATGCGTACCATTGCGGGGATGCCTGGAGAGTTGTTGATAGGTAGGATGCCGCAACTCCTTCCCTTATTTGCTCGGCTAGGCATCAACTTTCGTCAACCATTTGACCAGATCATGCTTGATCTCTCGAAGCGCTTCGCTGGCATGGATCGCAAAGTCGCATTTAGCTTCGGAACCGCAAGCGGCATCCCAGACGATGTGATGAATCTCCTTTTGCAAGGTCCAGGCGCCGTTCAATCCGCAATCGGCCGTACCGCAGGATTCGGTCCGACAGGAAAAGAGGCTGAGTCCGCGGCAAGGATGAAAAGGCAATTCACCGATCTCGAACTGCAAATCGTAAAGATCGGATACGACCTTCTCTACAAGGCAACTCCGGCACTGGAGAAGTTTCTTGGTGTCCTTCAAGCCATCGGAGCATGGGCGCAGAGGCACGAGAAGATTGTAGCCATGATCGCTGCCGTTGCTACGGGCCTGGCTGGCATCGCGGCGCTTGCGACGGGCTTGGGGGCTGTCGCTATGGCGTGGAGCGCCCTGACGGGAGCTATTGCGGCAGCGTGGCCGGTCCTAACTATCGTCGGCATCGTCACGGCTCTAGCAGCAGCCATCGGGTTGCTGTGGGACGATTACAAGGTCTGGGCAGAGGGTGGAAAGAGCTATTTCAATTGGGGAGAATTCGCGGCGGGTGTAGATGCTACGACAGAGGCCTTCAAGTCTCTCGCGCAGTGGATAGAAAACGCAACCGACCGATATACGAAATGGCTTAAGGCGCACGGATTTGGATGGGCGTTCGATGCCAGTGAAAAAATGAAGCAGGGGTTTGGCGGGTTCGCCGGAGCGGTGGGCACAGATGTTTCCAAAATCCAAGCCATGAATCAAATCGCTAGAGCCGAAGGCTTTTACGAAAGTGGCAGCAAGCAGAACATTCCTCAACGCGCGCATAATCCTACCGACATCGAATACGGTCCCTTTGCCATAGCTCACGGCGCAACCGGATACGTTCTCGCTCAGGGTGGTAAAAAGATCGCTACCTTTGCTGATGAAATGGCGGGCTGGGCGGCGGCTTACGCATTGCTCGGCACGAGTGGATATGCGGGATTGTCCACTGAGCAGACAATCTCGCGATGGCAAACAGGAAGAACCCCCGGCGGCTCTTCTCCCGTTGAAAGACTAATGATGTACCTTCATGGTGTCGCCGGTGCTTCTGGAGTTCCTTCGTCTGTCTCTATGGGCTCTGGTTCCAGCGGCACAAGCAATGACAACAGCCGAACAACACATATCGGAACTATTTACCTGCAAAATCCATCGGGGCAGATGCCGATGACGCCTTCTATGGCACGTGGCATGGATTGGACAACGCTTCTCACACAGCAAAATTTTGGGTTGCAATGAGCTTGATCCCTTATCCCGATGTCCCGAATTATTCCGGCGTGCCTCCGGTACCGAGAGTGTCTGCCGGATCTCCAGGTATCACCCTAAAGATCGCTTCGCAGCAAAGCTCCGTTCTCAACAATACTTCCGTCGAACTGCCTTGGGGAATCTACACGCAAGCAAATCAACCAATTTATGCGCCGACAGATGGAGGAACGCTGTCTGTTTTGTCTTTTGGGTTCACCCGGGCGATGAGTGTAAGCAACTTCCCGATTGAAGCGAACAACACAAATCAAGGTGCAGCGTTTGCTAGCTTCAACAAGGTCTATCAGCCCGCAAACCCGGTCGTGACTTTGGCGCTCAGTGGAACCGAGGGGGAAAAGATTGCGTTTCTTGCTGCGCTCGACGCGGCATGTCAATCGACCGAACTGTTCAACGTCTACACCCCGGACGCATCGTACAGCGGATCGGATGATGCCTGCACCATTGAACGGTACAACTACCAGCGCAGCGCTACCCACGGGGCCACCATGCTTATTGTCGAAGTGTCCCTAAAGCAGATCAGGCAGGTTTCCGCGTCTCTGACCAATACGTCGATCCCGGCGCCGCAATCTCCTAGCGCTTCTTCCCAGGTGAACAACGGAATCACGCAGTCTTCGACGCCGCCTACTTCGTGGCTTGCACAAATACTAGGTGGTAACACGGTCGGGGTGCAGTGATGCAAGAGATCACACTCCAACCCGTCGCTTCTCAGCAGACCCAAGTCGTTCTGGATGGGCAGGTATGTGCGATTTCCGTATATGTCAAGAATCAGTGCATGTTCTTCGATCTTGCGGTCAACGGTACACAGGTCGCCTACGCTGTGCAGTGCAGCAATCTCGTTTCTTTGGTGCCGACTGCGTATCTCGGATTCTCTGGATGGATGATTTTCTTTGACACGCAAGGGGCAGAAAATCCCCAATACACGGGACTCGGTTCGCGCTGGGTTTTGCTTTATCTGAACTCGGCAGACTTGGAGGCGTATGGCGTCTCCGTCTAGTTTCGCAAATGTAAAGGGCCTGCGTTTCGTCATCACACTGGCAAACCAGAGTGCGTCATTTTCGGCGAACGGTCAGAGCTACAACACGATCACACTCCAAGGTCTCAGGGCATCTGTTCACATCGAAAATGCTGGCGGGGCTATGATGGGAACGCTTCGGGCGCAGATTTTCGGCGTAACCGCTGCGGACATGAATACTCTGACCAGCACGCTGTGGGATGCACTTGTCGTTACTCCTTCTGGTTCTTCGTTCGCCTTCAACAAAATTCAAGTGTTCGCAATTGACGGGACCCAGGAAACCCTCGTTTACAACGGCGATGTTCTGAATTGTTGGGGCGTCTACACGGGGATGCCAAACACTTATCTGTATCTTGAAGCGCAGATCGGATACTCAGCCTTAGTCCAACCAGCTTCTCCCCTGAGTATCGCATCCGACACGACCGTTGCCACGGTGATGCATCAGATCGCTACTTCGATGGGATACCAGTTTGAAAACAATGGAGTTGACCAAATTGTTCCACGTGGAACATATTTTGGAAACACGTTGATGGAGCAGGCGCGGACGCTGATGCAGGCGTACAAATTCTGGATGTATCTAGACAGCACCAGTCCGAACACGCTGGCAATTGCTCCTTATGGGAAAGCGAGAAATACCGCAATTCCCTTGATTTCTCCGCAGACCGGCCTTGAGGGGTATCCAGTATTCAACAGCACTGGAGTTAACTTCGAGACGCTTTTCAACCCTGCTATTACTTTCGGCGGAGCCATTCAAATGCAGTCAGCCATTCCAAAGGCAAACGGAACCTGGGTGGTGGTGTCAATGTCGCATGAGCTTTCCAGCCAAACTCCGGGAGGACCGTGGAGAACAATCGCTAACGCTGTCTCTCCGACTACCGGCGCGGCTTACGTGGGGGCTTGATGGGTTCGACTATAAATCCGGCCGGGATGTTGCAGCCCTCCTCTCTTTGGGGGGTTTACAACAACCTGCGCTTTGCCATACGACAAGCTCTAGCCAATGTCCAAACTGCGACCATCGTCAAGGTGATCACGTGCTCGAACGATGGTGGAGTGTCTCCCGTTGGAACCGTCGATGTACAGGTTTTAGTAAACCAGATCAGCGGCAACGGTGTTCCTACTCCGCATGTGACCATGTATGGGCTTCCTTACCTTCGAGTGCAGGGTGGATCAAACGCGGTGATTATTGATCCCGAACCGGGCGACATCGGCGTCGCGGTGTTTTCCAGCCGGGATATCACCAATGTAAAAAGCACCAAAAAGCAGGCCAACCCCGGCAGTTTTAGGACGCACGATTTTTCGGACGGGATGTATTTGGGTGGGTTACTGAACGGAACTCCTTTGCAGTACATGCAATTCACGGAGGATGGAATATCCATCGTTTCTCCCACAGCAATTACCGTCACAGCCCCGTCCGTTTCGATTGGAGACGGCAGCACGGTACGTGCATTGATGACCGCTGGATTTCTTGAATTCTGGACCGCGAACATTCTCCCTTTTTTGCGAGCAAAAGGCTATACTGGGCCTGATCCGCCCGCTGACAGCGTAACTACGGTGGTGCAAGGACAATGAGCGCAACCCTTTACAAGACGCTATTGCTAGACAATTCAGCATGGGATCTAGTGCTTGATTCCAGTGGCAATATCGCGCTCGCGTCTCCGCCTTACGCTGTGGCTCAGGATGTTGCCAGTGCGTGCCGGTTGTTTCTTGGAGAGCTATGGTACAACACAGCTCAAGGCGTTCCTTACTGGCAGCAGTTTCTTGGTCTCAATCCAACTTCGTCTCAGATCAGCCAGGGATTCAACGCAGCCGCTTTGACGGTCTCGGGAGTGACAAAAGCAAACATGGTGATAACATCCGTTGCCGGTCGCGAAGATAGCGGGCAGATTCAGTTCACGACCAGCGATGGAGAAAGCACTACGGTGATTTTCTGATGAGCACAAGCGTACCGCCAATTGTTTGGACTCCCGAAGGTGTCGTGCTTCCGACCGATGCGGAGATTCTTGCTGGCCGTCAGGCAGACATCAATGACGCATTTGGCGGCGGTGTGAATCCTGGACTTTCAACTCCCCAAGGTCAAATTGCCTCTAGTGACTCGGCAATCATCTCCGACAAAAACAGCAGCATTGCTTATATCGCGAATCAAGTTGACCCACAGTATGCCGAAGGCCGTTTCCAGGATGCCATCGGACGCATTTACTTCATGACCCGCAAGGCCGCAACTTCAACGGTAGTGATTGCGACCGTTGGGGGAATTCCCGGCACTTACATTCCTGCCGGCTCTCTTGCTCTCGACACGTCGCAGAATGTGTACCAGCTTCTTGGGGCAGTGAATATAGGATCAGGAGGAACAGTTGCGGCCGAGTTCGCGAACGTTTCGACTGGTCCAATTGCTTGCCCTTCTGCCTCGCTGACGCAGATTTATCGGGCTGTGCCTGGGTGGGACACGATAACTAATTACAGTGCAGGAATTCTCGGATCGAATGTTGAAAGCCCGCAAGCATTTGAAGTGCGGAGAAAAAATTCCATCGCGCTCAACAGCCACGGAACGCCCGATGCTATCTTCGCTAATGTCTATGCTGTTGCAGGCGTCTTAGACTGTTACGTGATCGACAATCCCGCCGGGGTAACCGTGAATTATGGCGCGACAAGCTACCCCCTCGCTCCGCATTCGGTTTACGTGGCAGTCGTCGGAGGAACAGCCAGTGATATCGCAAAGGCTATCTGGAAGGCAAAGGATGGAGGCTGCTCCTATAGCGCGTGGCCGAATTACCCAGCAGGATCGACCGTGCCCGGAGATGGCTCGGTAGAAACGGTAATCGTTTATGACGAGCGGACGCAATATGCTCCGAACTATCCGGCCTACGGAGTGAGCTTTGTCGTTCCAGGTCCGACATCTATTCATTTTGCGGTCACCGTGCAGAACTCGGCATCTCTTCCGTCGAACTATGCAACGCTCATCAAAGACGCGATCATTGCGCAGTTCAACGGAGAAAACAACAATACACCGGCTGGAATTGCCTCAACCATCGTGGCTCTAACCTATGTTGGGGCCATTATCTCGGCAGTTCCGGGAGTGGTCCCGGTTAGCGTATTTGTAGGACTTTCCTCATCTCCTACAGCTTACGAAGTTACGATGGGGATTGACCAGAAGCCAACCTTGGATGCGACAAACATCACGGTGGCAACTGTATGAACAACTATCTCCAGACCGTGATTTCGCAGTATGGAAATAGTCCGACGATCCTTGCGCTCATTGATTCCTTCAATGCTGCCGTCGATCCAACCAGCGACATCAACAATTTCTTGGTTCACGTTTGGCAGGTAGACACGGCAAACGGGGTATTCCTAGACAACGTTTGGGGCAGGATTGTTGGAGTTTCAAGAACTATTCCAACCGATCCTGCGACTGTGCTGACAGATTCTCATTTTTTAGAACTGATTCTTCTCAAGGCCTTGAGCAACATTTCAGTTGACACTTCGCCTGCGATCAACAATTTGCTTCTGAATTGGATGGAAGGCCGCGGGAGGGCTTACGTTAACGATCTCGGCAACATGGAAATTCGGTACATGTTTGAATTCCAGTTGGAGCCTTTTGAGATTGATATCATTACGCAGACCGGGATTTTCCTTCGCCCCGCAGGCGTAGGGGGCTGGATGGTAACAACCGATCTCCCTGTTTTCGGTTTTAGTGGCATGACTGACGGGGCTGCTCCTTTTGACCAGGCTCCATTCATGTCCGCTGGCAATCCGTACTGGGTAGTGTGAGGATAGAGATATGCAACTAAGTGATGCGCCGGAACAAATCGTAGAAGCGTGGGGAACAGGAGATTCTTCCAAAACGAATCCGATTCCCGTGCCGTCGCAGATCGGCGTTAAACCAGGTGCGGCTTCCTGGACTGACGGCTTTCCTCCGCTTTGCGATACGCCGCTTGCATCAGGAGGCATTCCTCCTGCGAAAGCGGATATGAATGGCGGTCTCTACCAGATGTCGGCCGTCGATGTTTGGATGTGCGCTGGTGCGGGCTTTCCATACAGTCCGACCTTTTCATCTGCCGTGGGCGGTTACCCACAAGGCGCGCGTGTGCAAATGGCTTCCGGAAATGGCCACTGGGTGAGCACGGTTGACAACAATACAACCGACCCTGATACCAGCGGCGCGGGATGGGTGGGCGTGTTGGTGCCATCTGGTGTCACACCAGGAAGCTACTCCGGAGCAAATATCACAGTGAATGCGGCAGGGCAGGTGACGGAAGCAACAAGTGGAACCAGTTCGGGAAGCAACGTCAATGGCTATTGGACAAAACTTCCCAATGGTCTGATTCTTCAATTCGGAACGATCACTTGGACCGGCGGCGGAACAGGGCCATACGCCGCGTTTACTTTTCCAACGCCTTTCGCGAGCACCAACTACTCGATTAGCGGAAGCGCTAGCACTCTCTGCATTGGTGGTGCGCCTATCGGTTCCGGGGACATTCCGATATTGGCCTTCTTCAACTTCTCGGACACCGGAGCAGACTGGAGAATGGATTCTAACGGAGGCGTGAATTTCGGCAGTTCGGTGACGTTCAGTTGGATGGCAATCGGATTTTAGGAGCAAGGCATGAGACTTATCGGAAGAATTATCGGAATCGTGTTCATGATCGCATTCACGATGTTTTGCGTTGATTGCGCATTCTCGCAGACAAGCGGCAACACTCCACCGCCGCCGCCTGTGTGCGCATCGACCAATGCGGGCGCGATCTACACGAACAGCGGGACCAGCCCAGCGACTGTCTACACGTGCAGCTACTACAACCTCGCTTGGCAATGGGTGGTGAACCCAAGCTACGGCGGACTGGTCTACTATCCAACTCTGCCATCGACTTGCGCGGGCGCTCTGCCTGTGTTCCTTTCGGGATGGCCGAACACGCAAGAATATTTGTGTGTATCTGGATACCCGACGCTTTTGTCGGGAGGTTGGCAATTGCCGATTTATCTTTCGTCAGCGCCTTCGGGAAGTTGCACGCCCAATAATCAAATTGCCTTTGTGACAGGAGGTGGCCCTCCTTATCCTCAGTATTTGTGCGCTAGTGGAACGTGGCAGCAGATTGCTGGATCTGGTGTTACTGGCGTAAGCTCCTTCAACACTCGCACGGGAGCAGTGAATCTCGTTGCGGGTGACGTGGATGCTGTAGGAAGTATCACAAACTCTACTAGCGGCCAAGCGGCTACGGCAACGGCATTGGCAGCTACCCCCACGCAGTGTCCAGGAGGCGAAGCGGCTGGAGGTATTGCGGCAAGCGGCAACGCGCAGGGATGTTTCACGCCAAGTAGTACCTCTGGCACCTCCCCGGTCCAGCTTGCCACGACGGGCAGCAACATCACACTGTCAGGCGAGCAGACCATCGACGGCGTGCTGACCTCCTCTTCGCGCGTACTCGTCAAGGATCAGACCACGCAGACGCAAAACGGCGTGTACGTCAGCGGATCAGGCGCATGGACGCGGGCAAGCGACTTCGCTTCGCCAGTGACCGGAAATAACGTCTATGTCACGGCAGGCTCGACCAACTTTGATACCGTCTTTGCGGTGGACACGCCGAACCCGATCACGGTCGGCTCAAGCCAACTCACGTTCCGGCCCAATGGTCCGTATGCCTTCGTCTATCCGGGAGCGTTCCCATGCGACATTGTTGCGGCTGGCGGGCAAACGTGCAAGGCGGCGTACTCGCTGGTGCGCAGA